AAAGTATTGTCAAATAAAGCAACAAGGTCCATATAGTTACCTCGCCCAGCTTCATCTTTAATCAAAGCTTTAAGAGCTGCCTTAAGTTTAGTACGAGTGTAATAAGCTCCAGAAGAATCCTTTAAAGTTAGTCCAGTATTGTACCACCTAGCCAACGCACCTTTGTCAGTACCAAAAGATTCCATCAACTGAATGTCATTGAATTGCATTCTAGAATCAGAATCTTCAATGTCTATCATCTGTGCTTTAGATTGGAAAACTTGAGCTACAGCTTTGTCGATAGACTCTTGAGCGTAGGTATTACGCAGACCTTCCGTAACACTAACAAGACCGCTTTCAATTAGATAACGTTTTTCTAGGTGAGCAAGTGCAGCTTGAATCTGAGCCTTCCGCACATGAAGTGGTAGGGTTTGATCAGCACCTGCATCTTTAATTTTAAACGGCTGACCACCAACAAAAATCTCGGTTTCGTCAGTTCTCAGTTGTTCCGCAAAGAACGTGCCACTGTTTTGGCCAGCAATTTTAGTTGCCTCAACATAAGCACCATATTTAGTCCAACCGCTTAAATCCGCAATGTCTTGTACAACATCATAGTCAGCTCCGTTTTGAGCAGCCAGTGATGCCATCTCAGCTGAGGCGCTGCCTGTGGCGGCTAGCTCAGCCTCACCCATCTCTTGGATGATAAGGGATTGCTGCCGCCTTGCTGCGTTACGCCGAGCGATCATAGCGCCTTCTGCGGCTCGCTCTTTGTTCTTCTCTTCCTCTGCCTTAACTGCTTCGTCAAGAAGAGTTTGAGAGAAGTTAACTAAACGCTTTCGGGTTTCTTGATCTTGTTGCCGAACAGCTTCTTGTGCTAGGTAGTTAGCCTCAGCACTCTGCTCCATGTTGCCATAACTGCGTGTAACCGTATTAAGTCTCTCGCTTAGGAGAGGGTTAGGATCAGGAACTTGTAGTGGCGCATACTCTTGAGTTTTCGCATATCCCTGAAACCTAACCTCGTCGATTTTAGGTTCAGCCATTATCTCTTAGTTTGAGTGTATGTAACGTAAGTGGCTTTAGGGCTGCCACCAGGCGGTGTTGCTGTTGGTGTAACAGTAGTAGTAGTTTTACCACTTGAAGCTTTAGGTGCTTTAAGTGATCCATAAACAGAGGCACCAGACAGAATGCCTTGACCAATAGTCAGAAGAGTATTCAGACCACCACTACTTGGCGGTGGGGGAGTGTATTCAGTAGGTGCCATTTCAGGCAGAGGTGCCTCCAGAATCGTACCGTATGCTTGCATATCAGCAGATTGATTCTGTCCAGCAATCTGTTGCATGTTCCGATTAGCTTGCTTTTCAGCACTAATCAGGTTCTCAGCCATGATTGCTTGGTTTCTACCATACTCACCCATGATGCCAATTGCAGCAGCACGGTCAGCACTTCGTCCCATCTGTTCACCAGCTGACGACACGCCACCAACTTGCAGTAGTTGTCTGACTTGTGATTCTTTTTGAAATGCAAACTCCATTAACTGTTCATTGAACCGAGCTTGCTCTTGCTGGTATGCAGTGTTTGCTGCAGCAAAATTGTTTTTGTACTGTTCTTTGACACGACCAATCTGACGTTGATACGCCCGCTGTCGCATTTGATTCATTAGCTGGGTTTTTCTCCTAGCCAATGTATTGCTAAAAACAGAACCTGCTGAGGATGGACCGCTTTGACCTAGACCACCTGCAATAGATAGTCCTGCCTGAGCGATACCAAGAATTGCTCCTAGTGCCATAGTCTCACACTTTCAACTGTGTACGTTTGTGTTAATTCGTGGGGAAATATTTTGATCATCTTAAAGCCAAATGCTTTAGACATTTTCAAAGCTTGTGTATAATTGATACTTATGTGACTCCACAAGTACCTTTTCTTTTGATTGTTTAACCACCGTTTAGCCCATTTAATAAAAGCTACAGGGTAGTCTTCAATACCTTTACACATGTGCATCCAAAAACAATCCGTTTCAAACCCTACAATTGCTACCGGCTTACCGTCAGCTGTAGTGATGTAATGAGCCTCACTATTGGATATGTCCTCAGCAAGGCTCAAAACAGGATTAATTCTGTATCGCAGAAAATCGTCTAAGCTATTATCAATAAGATTATCTAATATAATAGGAATATCGTTAATTGTAGCTGATCTGACTATGAACATAGGGGCGGAATCAGACATTAAGATCTACGATAGAAACGGGTATTGTAGTTACCTTCCCATGTAAGACTGTTAATACTAACAGGGAAAGCTGTATCACCTTTAATAGTTATCTTAGTATTCTTGTTGCGTTGGAATACAGGTACAACGTGCTCAGCACTAGCAGATAAGTTGACGTTACCTAACGTATATGCATTAGGTAGTGTAACATTAACTACATTTTGCCAGGCATCTCTACCTGTAATATCCACTGTATAAGTGACAGGACCGCTAAGACCTAAGTTAACTTTAATCCTATGAATAATAAGATCAGCAGTAGAGTCAGTGACATACTGGTTTCTACCAGACATTTCTCCCACAAAGAACTTAGGAAGCTCTAGGGTCATATCATATAGATAGCCAATAATCAAGTTGCGACCACGGTAGTCACCGTCAATGCTGACGAACGATCTACCGTCATTATCAGTTTGAACATCAGCACTTGCAATGTTGATCACACCACCAACTGATTGCTCAGCTGTAATGGTTTGTCCGATATAACCACCCAAGGTTATCACACTTAATGTCTTACCAGTAATATGTGTAAAGGGTAGGAAAATATCTGTCTCTTCATTAGCTGAATCATAAGTACGGAGAGGGTTGACACTAAACATGTCTAGGCAAACATCCGTTTTTTCTCCAGTAGGAAGTGTTAAGAACCCTTCTTCACTAGCCTGAGTCAGATCATAGGACTGGACAAAAACATTAGTACCATCTTCGCATACAGCATAGAAGGTTGTTTCATCAAAGAACTGCTCTAGAAGGTCACCAGTCAAGCTCCATTTGTACCAAGTATTAGCAAGTCGTTCAGCACCAGACTGATAAAACCTATACTGGTATAAAGTGCTTGTTCCTGATTGTCCCAAAGATATAATACCAAGAGCAGGTGATGAGATCAAGGTATCAACAGTTGCTGGTACCAGCTCAGACACGTTATTACTTAGCTCATTAGATTCTCCAGGAGCTTCCTTCTGGATACTACCTAACTCATAAACACGTGACCAAAGCTGAGTTTTAGAAACAAACGCTAGAGTTGTACCAAGTGATACAGCATCTAGATTTTCATCACATTCAAATTTACTGAGCGTATTAACTTTAGCCGTAGTAGGACTCAGAATATCTGCATCCGTTGACAACAAGAACTGCTCATTCTGACCAAACAGAACAAGACCGACGCTCACTGTTTGAACGTAAGATAGGTTGACAGGAGTCTGAGATGTAGCAGTAATGTCAATAGGATCATCAGCCGCTACAACTTGAGCTGAGCCTGCAAAGAAGTTGAAATAATCTCCAGATTTACTAAGGACAATATTTTCGTTAGATAGGAATCCAAGCCTATTTCGATAGAAAAATAGGTTGTTTAATTTTTGTCCTATAAAACTAGGCTCAGGGTTAGTGGTATCATCACCAACTAAACGGTCAGTCCAATCAATAGGTCCATAAGTAAAGGTACCGTCAGTGTTGCGTACAATTTGATGAGGCATAGTCAGCTCATCAATTTCATATTTCAACCCAGGTGCAATGGTTTCTTCCCACACACCAGGTCCGTTAGCAGCACTGTCTTGTGTTTGGAATTTAACCCACATGTCATCAGCATCTACAACATCACTGTTGTACACTTTGACTACATAACCGTTTTGACATTGGTTAGGTAGACGACCAGTTACGTTAATTTCATTTTGGAAAACATACAAACCCTCTTCACCAGAAGAACCGCTAGTACTAATGGTAAAGGCGCTGGTTCCAGAGACATAGATACCAGGACCAACTTGAGTAGCAGTAATACCTGAAATAGCATTGAGGCTACTTGCAAGGCTGCTAGCAATTGTGTTAGCGTCTTCTACTCGAACACTGGTGTCCGTAGCAGTAGTGTAGGTATAATCAGTACCATTAAGTTTAACACGGTATGACGCATTGTAAGCTACAATACTAATCACAACAAAAGCCTGGTTAGGCAGAGCTGCACTGGTTGCAGCCTTCATTGCTGTAGTTTTATCTTTGTTTAAGATAAAGGTGTAATCATTAATAGTGAGGACTTCAATGTCAGAAGGATCAGCACCACGCAAATAAGCATTAGTAGCTTGATTAGCATCTGAGATTGCACAGTTAGTTACTTCGGTATCGTAATCTGTTTCCGCAGTGCCTTCTGCAGTCAGCGCATTATTGTAATCAGTTTGTGCAGTGTTAAGGTTTGTCTCTGCAGTTGTAAGTTGTCCGCTTGTATTAGCAGCGGCTGCAGTATTGATTAACTCAAAGACTCTTAAATTTTTTTGTTTAAATAATGGGTATTCATCAGTACGTTCAGTACCGATTTCATATCCAGAAGCAAACGTAGTATCGGTGTATGTACCAATTACAGTACCAGCATTTAGTACTGTATATTGAGATCCATCATAACGGACGCCGGATTTAACCGTCTGATTATAGTTAGTATCATACGTTGTTGTGATTTCAAACAATGAGGTTTCTACACCAGTTTGACCATCATCTGTTTCAGCGTAGGTTGCTCCAAACTCATTAAGATCTTCTAGCTCTGCTGCAGTAGTATTAAGAGCTGTACGATAATCGTTTAACTCAGTCCTGAGATCATTAAAAACACAGGCTGGTTGGACGCCAGTATTAGAGCCCATGTCAATAGCGCGTGGCTGTCCATCAACTAGACTCCAAATACGAAAAACATTCTCATCGTACTGGGCGACATATTTTTCACCAGCATCCCTAAGGATCGAAAACCACTTGCCAGAAGTAGAGGCACCTTTGAGGGTACCTACAAACTTACCGCCAGGTCGCTTCAGCATCCCCAAGGCATAATCAGGGAAAACATTGTTAGCGTCTACTACTTGACCAGGGAATTTAAGGTTGTCGGGTTGTTGGGAAATGCCAAGCAGAAGGGTTGGAATCCTTTGGGTCAGTGTACTCATCTGATCAATGCGTGGTACGGTTGATAGTTGTTGTGATAATTCTCACCGTCACGCCAACCAAAGATACTGTAATCAGCTTGATTACATTCATATTCAATGGCAGCCGCTCGGGTTTGTAGCTCTTGTTCCTGTAGCAGCTGGGAAAGATTAGCATCGCCTACCATTTTATTGGCAGCCAAACGTGCAGCTCTAGCAATAATATACAGTTGAATAGCAGGGGGAACATCGTCAAATTCAAACAGCCAAGTTACATCAGCTTTAATTGCATCTTCCCATTCATAAGTATGGTTGCGTTTATCGTAAAACTTACCGTCTCTACGGACAGGATTATACTTATCTTGATGCTTCTCTTTATTAGTATCGAGTCTCAACACGTTAGTGGGAAACGCAATCTCTTTTGTGTTTGAATCAGGGGTGAAGGTATAGTTCTGCTCATAATTAAAATGCCATCCTTCTGCCTGCACTTGCTTGTTAACTTCACGCAAGGTAGTCAGCACGATAGCAACTTCAGGGTTTTGCAGATCGAGCGTGGTGACAGGAGCCTGTCCCACTGAGCTAAGTATTTGATTTACAGCATCCAGTTCGGTGGACACAGCATAAGTGGTAACGGCCATAAGTACCTATCACGGATTAAAAAAAAGGAGCCCCCGAAAGGGCTCCCAGTAAAACAATATAAAGGACTTATCAGTAGCCAGCGTTGTTGGTGGCAGACTGAACAGTACCGAATTGAGTAGGCTTGGTGGTGGTACCTGCGAACAGTTCCACACAAGCAGCAGGGTTCACATAGTCAGCGCCCATAGCCAGACGGCCAAGGATCACGTCACCCTGGTAGATCACGGACACGTCGCCGCTGGTCACTTGGACCTGGGGACCGATAGCTTCAACCACACCTGCACCTTCACGTTGGAAGATAATACCGCAGGAGTTAGCGAAGTTAGACTGTTGACCGTAGTCGTTGTTGATACCCGTAACAGAGTTACGAGCGTCTTCCATTGCTTCGCTGACGAAGGTACCAGCTTCACCAGGATTGGTGACGCCAGGATCGGTACCAGCAGTGGGAGAAGCGGGATCGTACTTGGTACCATACTGACCGAAGAACGGAATGTTCATCGACTTGTAGATCTTGATACCAGCGATCTCCATGACACCCTTACCGGACTGCAGAGCAGTGCCTTGCTCGTCACGGTTCACCAGGTAAGCACCAGCACCAGTACCGCCGATTCCTTGAATCAGTTCGTAGTACTGACGGGGGTTCAGGACCGCAACGCGACCGTCACCGCTGACGCCCTTCTCATCGAGAGCAGCAGCTGCGTCATAGAAAGCAGCAATCAGATGGCTTGCATTGTATGCATCAGAAGCGTTAGTACCAGCACCAACCTGGATCTGAGTACCACCCGGTTCGATGTAGCTAGCCTTCTGAACAGGAGACTTAGCACGAGCACCACGGGTCAGAGCACGGAAGATCAGACGATCGTACTTCTGAGCCAGAGCATAGCCGATCTTACGGGAGATCTCGCTACGCAGGTCATAATGGGAAAGGACTT